GTGTTCTGAGCGCCAGCAGCGATACCGTAGCTCGAGACCTTGGTCGGGTCGGCGAACGTGATGTTCAGTACGGAGAGAATCGAGCGACCTTGCGTCTTGGTCTTGGGAATCCGATAGACCGACGTATAGTCATTCATGCGCTCGTACGGGATGTCGTCCAAATACACAAAAGCTTCGGTTCCGCCTACCAGGTTACAGTCCACGAGCACACGGGGACGTACAACTTGTTCGAGGATGCATTCGTCGATCGACTTGGGCGCCTGGCGCCAGCGAGCCGATCGCTCCACGAATACTTCTTCGAGGATGCGCCGCGGAATCCTAAACTTCACGGTATCCACAGCCCGAGTGATAGCATTCACTATGGTCCTCCTGTTAAAATAAGATCTACATAGGATCGCGTGTAAAAACTCGATTGAAACAAATTTCAAACCTATATTACGCCCCTGTGAACGAAGCAGAAGCTTCGCAAATCTTTCAATTTAGATAGGGTAAATCATGAGCAAGATCGCAAACATCAAGGCTTTCGCAGCCAATGTCCGTGCTGTTGCAGTAATGAACAAGTTCTTCGAGCTGCCGGAACAAGTCAACGGTGCCGCCATCCTTTATCGTGTACACGAGCTCTCGAACGGTAAGTTTGTCGTCGAAGGCTTCCGTGCGTCGATGGCTGATGGTACGTATCTGACCTTCCACGGTGAGGCCGCTCTCGGCAATCTGTGGGTTGGTTCGAAGCGTCTCGTTCTGGATGATGTGACGGCCAAGGACCGTGAATCCATCGAGTTCGTTCCGCTGGAAATGCACTTCTACGAATCGAAGTACAACGAGTTCATCATCGCTGAAGATAATCCGATTATCGAGCTGGTGGTGGATACTGATGCGCTGAATGTTGTAGAAGAAGCCGTCGCAGTTTAAAGGTGCCTGGTGAAAGCTCGGCATTTTTTACCCGAGCACAGCCTACTTATGTAGGAGCAGTGCTCAAGACCAACAAGGAAAGCAACATGTCCGCAAACATCGAGAAAGTGAAAGGTCGTATCACGATCTACGCGTCGGGCGGAGCTGGCACGAACATTGCCAGCCGACTCGAAAAGCATCGTGGCAAGACCAATCCGGGCTTCGCTATCGTCGATCCGGTTTACATCGATACGTCGAAATCGAACCTGATCAACAAGGAAATTCCCGGCGACGCGATTTACCACTTCAGTGGCCTCGATGGCGCTGGCCAAGTGCGACGCGAACACGCAGCTACCGTCAAGGAGCGCGTGAAGGAAATCTTGCTCAAGCACGTGCCTGGCGATCTGGCCATCGTGCTGCATTCAGGCTCGGGTGGTTCGGGCTCGGTCATCGGACCGCTCGTTGCTGCCGAAACACTGGCCCGTGAAATCCCAACCCTGGTGATCATGGTCGGTGACGCGTCGACACGCCTATACGCCGAGAACACGCTGAATACGATCAAGTCGTACGAAGCGATCTCCAAGTCCACGGGCGCGCCGGTCGTCATGGCGCTGCAGATGAACACGTCGGAATCGCCGCGGGCGGCAGTCGACACGGAAGTTGAGTATCTGGTCGAAGCCCTCGCGGCATTGTTCAGTCGCGAGAACTCCGAACTGGATTCGCAGGACCTATTCAACTTCTTGCGCTTCGATTCGGTCACGAGCTTCAAGGACCCGATGGTCGCAGCATTCTCCGTCATTAAGGCGGGCGAACCGCTGAACCACCTGGGTAACGTGATCAGCGTTGCGTCGTTGGCCAAGCCGGGTACGGAAGCCGACTTTCCGGTGATGCCGGAAGTACGCTTCCTGGGCGTGCTGCCTGAGAACATGATCGAAGAAGTGGCGAAGCATTCGCCGGTTCACTACATCACGTCTGATGGCATCATCCACGATACGGTCGCCAACATCAATGCGGTGCTCAAGCAGCTGACGGACGCCCAAGGCGCTCGTACGGCACGCAAGAGCCTGCTCAGTGCGGGTGAACGGGCCGACGAGGATTCGGGCTTGATCCTGTAACAGGAGGTCGGTGGTTCAACACGATACATAAGTAACAAGAACCGATGTTAGGCCATGTGAGAAACCTGGCCCGTTGGTGGCTGCGTGAGATGAAATGGTGGTATCACGATTTTTCGTGGTTCCCTTCCATCCAGGCCGCCGCCGATAGAAAAGTTCATCGGTCCCTGCCCCGAACGGCGCGAGTTCGGGCAGCTATGCGTCATGCGCGACGTCCCCGACTGGGGAAGGCAACGCCGATTAAAGGGATCGGTAGTACCTTCAGCCATTCAGGCGCTGCGCCTGGCCATTGATGATTCGGACCGATGATTCGGCCATGCGTAGGCTTCCAGTCCCATCCGAGCCGAACCGCGTTTCGACGCAGGGGGTGCATTTAGGGGCTAGGAAGTCTTGATACTGAAAACGTAATAACCTGCCACCGCCGGTGAGCAGGAGGCAATGAGTTCGATGATTTCCAAGGGGGCACACCAGGGCTTCGGTTAGCGTGCTACGGTAGCGCTAAACAAGATACCTGGACCTATCCCTTGATCCGGACTTCCGAAGTCAAGACCGGCTCCTGCCCAGTAACTCCGTTCGGCCTGGACACGTCCAGGACCCGATTACGGTAATTCGTGGGGGGAGCCGAGTCCCATTTATGCCTTCCAGTCGGAGGGTGCAAATGGGACTGATTATTTTTTTATGCCGTTGATACGCAGATAGGTAAAACAAACGTAAGCGGCACATTGTTTGTATAAGGAGGGAACCATGCAGCTACTGACCGCCGAATCGCGAGCGCTTTTGATACAGGATGCGCACGATTACCTCGTCATCCTGAGGCATGAACTGGGTAAACTCGGCGACCAGATCACTGCCGAGGGTTTGTCGGAACAGAGCGTACTCGATTGGATCGTAAAAGAATCGATTGAGCGCGTGTATTGTTTGTTCACTGTCAATCACGATTCACGCTGCTGGATGTATCGTAGGATCTTCGATCAGGTTGCCAATGAAGTTGATCTGTGCAAGCTGATCGGACAGTACATTCAGGTGCCGAAGTTGTTCGGGGACTGTTACATCGATTTAGAGATTCGTGGGATCGACCTGTATCTGTGGTACTTCTCTCACTACAGGACGCCCGCAACTGCAAATTACAGCTACAGCTATCAAAGAAAATGGAACTGAAAATCACGGGAACGCTGATGTTGGAGCTGGCGGACTACATTCATGCGGTCGAGACCGCCGCAAGTCCGTACATGCTGCCCAATCCAGAAGGCTTGTATTTGGCGGGCCAGTGTGAGCCGGTGCTGTACAAGGACCGGCCGTATTTCTACGCCGGTAAAGATGAAGGTGTAGTGGCAAAGCCAATTCCGATCAATTGGTCCGAGCCACTGCGTGACGACGTGTACAACAGTCAAGCGGAGCTGGTCGTCGTCAAGAAGCAATTGCCGTATCTGAAGTCGGAAGGTCAGTACTCGCTGCGCTCCCGGAACCTGATCGTCGAAATCATCGACCATTTGATCCGGACGCACGCGCGGTGGTCAGGCAGTCAGTCGGCACCCAAGGCCGGGATGAAAGCGACCAATGCTCATGCGGCCATTCGTCCGTTCTTGCGGGAAGAGTTCCAGCGTTCGGGTGTGACGGTGGAAGGTGTGATACAGAAGCAAGAGCTGGATTTCGTGGCTGGCCACTACTGGAAGACGCAACGTCCGGTCGCAGTCGAAGTTGATCCGGTTGACGAGGATGGTGTCGCACGCGTCACGGAAGAGGATAAGCAAAATTTCCTTACCTCCATTGACATCTGTGACTCGATCATGCTGCAAGTGAACGATCTCGTTCAGCAGCTTCTCGACTTCTTGGGACAAGACCGCTGGATCATGCACTTCATGAAAGTCAACAATACGCAGGTGACGGTGGAAAAGACGATCGACTACCGTATCTACAGTTGGATGATGGAGCATGGTCGGGATCTTGACGACTAACGCTGGAGACCGAGGTCCTCGATGACCAAACGCAGTACAGTGATTTCGCTGCTGGATGTCGCACTGCATGTACAACGTCAGCTGGCTTTGTACCACGCCAGCAAACGTAATCCGCGTAATCCGGAACGAGCAATCGATCCAAATTGGCGCAGCTACGACAGCAGCAATTTTCTGACGGCGATTTTGCGTGATGTCTTTGACAACACCGCTGAAGATCATCCGTCGGAGTACTTGGTGCAAGCCAAGGCAATACTACAAAACGCAGGCATCGATCCGCGAACAGCACATCAGCTGTGTAATGAGACATTTGACATGATGGTGGCTTACATCTCATCACAGCTGCCGCATCTCGTGTTCCATGACACCAGTCGTGAAGTACGTGCGGATTTGGTTGGTGATTGGGATATCGTGGTGACGGAATACGCTTAAGTACAACAGGTCGTTAGAAAAGGAAAAGCACTATGTCAAAACTTGTCATCTTACCGACGTTTGACTTGGTCACCGAATGCATGGCGTACGACGAGTTGTTCAAGATGTTCATCATGGGTGGTGTGAAAGCCCTCATCCGAGATGCTGTCTTGCTCACCTCGTTTAAGGAGCGTTCGCCGCAGACGGATTATCAGCGCACACTGCAGCATCATCACAGCGCGCTGGTGGACTACGTTCTCAAACGGTTTGACGATAGCATCATGCGCCGACAGACGCTCGAATTCGATGAGTTCGGTGGTGAGGCGCTTCATCATAAGCTCGACTTGGGTGACTACATGAGTCGCTGCGGCGAGCTGGAGATGATCACTCAGACCATCGACGACGCGGTCGTGCTTATGATGGAGGATTTATTTAGAACCCGACTGTACCACATTAACGAACGGGAGAGTCGTTGGTCTGGTCGAGATTTGATCATTGGGGTGGAAACCCTATCTTCGCAGTGGGGACGACGACGTGCTGGCTGAGAACCTACTTATTGATCTGACGGGCGAGTTAACGGATTTCCTTCGTGTCACCACGATGCCGTTCTCGCCGGTATTCGATCTGCGGGAGGTCTTAGACAACGTGTTCTCATCACTCACGATGCGGGAATTCGCTGAAGAGAATTTGACGGAGTATGCGATTTGTTTTGCCTACGACGCGTTCCACGGCGATGTTCGCATCGAGGAGGGCGACATACCGCGTGGTCCACATCGAGATCGCTTTAACGCGGTCATGAGACTGGGTCGTGCGATTCATCATCGCCTTGAGAACGAGCTGCACGCCTATAGGCCGCCCTACGGCTTCTTTCCTTATGTATTTGCGGAGGTTTTCAATGATCATCTTGTCCGGCTCTCCAAAGCCGATTTTGAGGAGTTCAGTACAGACTCAATCCTGGCCTACTTTGCTGGTCCTCGACACCGACTCTGAGATTCGTAGGCTCCTGACAGAGACGACCGAATTTGACTACATCGTTCCGAGTGCGATTGCGTACAACGTGCTCGATGCGATCATGTACGAGAAGCACGCAGAGTTGGAACTGCAATTGGCCTGTATGGATTTGGTCAAGCGCGAATTGGGCAGCATGCATGAAGAAGCCCACATCAAACTGGCGCGATTGATTCACGCCTTTGGTGCGAGCGTCTACGAAAAGCTGAAGTACCTGCGCGCATACCAGAACGGCTATCTGTACTACCACTTCCACGACTTTATCGGCAATGACCTCGTGCTCGGCCGCATTACTGTGGACAACATCAACCCGAACCTGTAAGCGTATGGATACGGCAAACCAAGGAAACTACCCGAAGCTGCTCATCGTGCAAATGGATGACTTCTGGGCGCAATTCGTGGCGGAAACACAAGGTTTGCCGATCCACTTCAACGATAAGCGGGAGATCCTCACGCAGATCTTTGACGTTTACATGACGTATTTTGAGAATGGCCCCGCTAGGTTGCAGGCGCTACCCATCACCAATCGTATAGTGGACCCGGTTTACGAAGACCGTGCGTCCTGGCAGTATCAACGGTTGAGGGCGGCGGTTCAGAACTTAGTGGGGAATATCCACAGTCGTCTCCAAGAGCTAGGCGGATTGCGTATGGGAGAATTCCCGTATTATGTCCACCAGTTCCTTGGAGATGACGTGATTCTGGACCACATGCCCATCTGATCTTTTTTTTGTCCATTTGGGTGCGGGAACCAGAAACCATGGCTTACAACTTTCTCATCGGGCAGACGTACAACTTCCAGGTATACCCGTCCGTGCTGGGCAATGACTGGCAGAACGTCAAGGTGACGTCGGTAATGTCGTACGAAGATGCGATGAAGCAGCAGGACGTAACGTCCCTGCACATCAAGTTCTACCCGTACTTCGGACCGCAGACGAATACGCCGAACGATCCCTCGGCTTACCTCTACATCAAGGTCAAGACGCAAAGCGGCGCAGTTACGATCTTGGGGGTCGCCTGGATCAACGACAGCAGTGTTCAGATGGTCACAGCCCAGACCGTCACAGCGACGATCGCCAATGTGACGCCGCAAGACATCCCGAAGATTCAGGCGGCACTCGCCGCCAACGGGTACAACAACGTTACGGTAGCTATCCAGTAATAGGAAACGATAGTTATTTTTATCGGGTTTCCGTAATGTTCTGAAGAGAAGGGCCCGGCAAGCCCAGTGCTCGATTGTCCATGCGGTTCCTCCTCCCGCCTGCAAATGATCGAGATCTCCGCGCGAGTCGAAAGACCACCGCGCCTTTTGCCTAGACCGGGGCTGATTCATTCCGTCTCTGGGGTTTCCTCCTTGTTTCCCCTAGAACGCATCCTCCTCGTACTTGACCCTGTCCTGATGGCTGCTGCGACGTCTCCGCAAACGTCTTTGGCTGCTAATATCGGGATGTCTCCCTGGTGATTGGTCAAGTTGGTGGATTAAGAATGGGTCAGCCCCACGTGGTCTATCCTGGTTTCTAGTTGGATGGTTGGGTGATTGGTTTTCGCGAACCAAGCGGTTGATGTGCTTTGTAGTTGCGGTACTCTTTTGTAACGACCTGTAGTTTTAGCCAGGGGTGGCCCGAAACCACCCCTGGCCTTTTTCTTTTTTATGCCGCCGATCCGATTTTTACTCCATGGTTTGATCATGTAGGTCGACAAGGAGTGAAAAGAAGTGACAGATAATCCTTTTGTATTGCCCAGCAGTAGCTATAAGCGCGATATCAATGTCTTGGGATATTACATCCAGGACTGCGCGACCTACTTGCACCAGATGACCGGTGCACCCATCGAGGAATGCACGACCTTCGTCAAGACGGAAATGCGCCCCGGTGGTCAGTTTCAATTCGTCGATCCGAAGATCGTTTACCTGGAACGCGAAGACAACGGGGACCGGGTTCGTAAAGAAGGGACGCTTCGTGCCTATCTGGACGAATCGATTCGCAATCAGGAGTTGATCGCTCCGACGCTCACGACGTACCTACCGCCGACCGTCAAGAAGTCGTTGCTGGTGGACTACATCGATGCCAACGTGAAAGCACGGGGCGTGGCGAAGAAAGCAAAGTTCAAGGCGGAAATGGAAGGCGACATTGTTCTGATGCAAATCAAGGACAACGAGCAGACCAATAAGAAGCTGGCGAACAACTCGATCTCGGGTGCACACGTTTCGCCGTCGACACCGCTGTACAACAAGACAGCGCACTCGACACTTACCTCGAACTGCCGTTCGACCTCGGGGTTTGGGAATGCGAACAACGAGAAGTTCCTTTCGGGTAACCGGCATTATTGGTCGCCTGAAATCACGATGAACAACATCATCTCGATTATTAACCACACGGATTACGAGGCGCAAGCGCACGCCATGCAGAAGTTCGGCATTCGTCATCCGTCCGTGGAAGAGACGATGGAGTGCATTACGTACTCGACCAATCTGTACTGGCGAGACAAGATGCAGTTGCTGCGCGTGTATCGCTTGGTCAAGACGC